AAGCACAATGGACATGGCGGATTGTGTTCAGTGGGTGTGTAACTTCCCCGAAGTAACGATCATGATTCTGACTGGCGTACTCGGTTTGGCCGAGGATTTTGTAAAAGAAATCAAAGGTCATTTTACATTGGAAGACGCGGGTGACGAATTCTTGGGCATATTTGCGCCAAAGAAAAACAAGAAGGCTTATAAAGCTCGCACAATGCGAGACGGTACTCCTAGTCTATTTCAAGTTCTTTTTGCGGAACACTGCATCCCTATGGATGATGGTAAGGCGTACGAGTACCAGACTCCCGCGGTCGGTCAAGTGGAGAAAGAGAGTACAGTCTGCGCTGCATCAATCGAGCAGAACTTGGCAGGTTGGCACGTATGTGTCCTGAAGCTGGACGACGTAGTCACGAACGAAAACTCTCAGACAGTTGATCGCATCAGGAACATCAATAAGCAAGTCAGCATCAACCAAGCTATTTTGCATCCATTTGGATTCTACGATAAGATCGGAACGTGGTATGATAGTGAAGACACGTACGGTCAGGACATTAAGAACAAGAAAAAGTTTGAAGATGACGGCGAAGACTTCCCGATGAAAGTGTATTTGCGGGCTTGTTGGTGGCCTAACGCCGCCGCAGTTGCTGCGGGGAAGATACCTGAGGAGATGACTAAAGAAGATTGGGGGCTTTGGTTCGGTGAGTCTGACAACCCCCATGCACTGACTTACGAAGTTCTACAGTACAAGAAGAAAACTGACCCTTGGTTCGCGATCAAGTATCTCAACGACCCGACCCAGATGCACGTCATCAAATTCCCCCGCGAACTCCTTGTACGGCGTACAATCCAGTCGAACTTGATTCCCGGCACAGGGATGATCGTTACCGCGATTGACACTGCTTATTCGACGAAGTCGTGGGCGGACTATACGGTGATCATTACAGCGTTGATCTATGGTGGGAAGTTCTACATTATAGACATGCAGCGGGGCCGGTTCAACGAATACGAATTGCCTAAGATAATCGCGGGCACCGTTTTGAAGTGGAGACCTAAACGTCTCTGCATAGAGGAATCGGTCGGCGTCAAATGGTTGGGCAGAGAGATTTACAGAGAGATGGACGCACTTCGAGTTCGGGCGAATATTGAATTCGTCTCTCTGGGTGTAGGAAAAAAGACCAACGCGAAGCAGATCAAGGCAAAGCCGGTGCTCAGACTCTTGGGCGATGAACGGCTCTTGTTCTCGTTTGCTATGCCGGGCAAGGAAGAGATGTATGATGAACTCTCCAAGTTTGGCACCGCCGCCGCTACACACGATGACATAGTCGATGCACTTGCGATCCTAGTCAATCAGTTTTCGAGTTACGCAGACATGGAAGCGAGGACAACCGCCCAGCAAGCGGACTTCAACCCTGATCCATTTGCGAGGCCCAATTACGATAGGGTCTATGGGCTCAACGCTTACGCGAAGTTAAATGCGCAAGAAATGCAGCTTGAGAATCCTGACATGTCATTGGCTGACATAGTCCATAACCAACAGCAGGATGCGCGTGAGACTGCTGATCCGTTCGCCGATCTTTTTAGTTGAGGAGAAAGTATGCACGTCTATGCCATTACCAACATGGTGAATGATAAGATTTATGTAGGCCAGCATTGTGGAGATTTGTCGGCGTATTTGAAATTGAATTTTAGACGTGCAGTTTCTGCTGATAGATGGAATGATAAGCCTGTTTTATATCGAGCAATACGCAAATATGGACCAGAGAGTTTTGTCATCACATCGTTGATTCGCGCAATTGACAAACAGCAGCTAAACGAGATGGAGAGATTTTTTATTCGTACGACTGATGCTAGGGTGCCTGAATTTGGGTATAATCTGGCTGAGGGCGGTACGGGTGGGGCTACGCGAACTGGGTACAAGAATTCCCCTGAACATATCGCGAAGTGCAAATTGGGAATGAGAGGAATTCCTAAATCCGCCGAGCATCGTAAAAACTTGAGCATCGCTAAAACGGGCGTACCCAATCCCGCTATCGCTGAATCCAACATACGTAGGAGATCAGAGAATCCTAGCTTAGCTGCTCTTCGTAATAGAGAATATCGTGCTAGGAAAAAGCAAAGGAGAGCCAATGCCCGATGAACCCGCTGTAGAAAAAATAAGGCTAGACGATCTGCAGAATACACATGGTAATCCTAACCGACAACTTGTCGATTCAGATTTCAATGCGGAAGGTGAGATCGTTGTAAAGGATGCAGAATTAGCGTTAGTTGTGCAATCCGCCGCTAATGCCAAGGCATACATAGCCAACAGACAGTAAACAAACCTGCTGTCTTAAAACCCACTCTGATTGACTCGGAACCCTGAAATGGAGACGAGGCGGAAGCGAAAGCACCGTGAGAGACTAAGTGAGAGGGCGTCGAAAGATGAAGCAATAGTCCGAACTTCATGTGGAATATAAACCATGAGAGGTTGACAGAAATGATCAACCCTGCCTAATGGCAGTAACAAATTTGGGAGTTTGTTGTGGAGAGATGCGGACCTGCTGTATCAATCCCCGCGTCCTATGACAGTATACGAGAACACTTACATCCTTGAGCCAAACGTCCAGCGGTTTACAGTTGCGAAAGTCTGCAACGCAGTTGTGCCCCAGCTTTATAAGGGATTATTCTACGACGATCCGCCAATGGTCCTGCGGCCAATGCCCGGCACTTCACAGGAGATCGCGGACGCTAAGTCAACGCTATTTTCGTTCATCCTACGAGATTGTGATTTCAAAACCCAGACCAAGTGGGGTCTTGAGCAGATGGCGTTCCTAGGAACTGGCATCTTCAAGTGGGGGTATGACTGGAAGAAAGTTTGTAAGCACACACGCAAGGCTACCAAGGTGAAAATCGAGGGTGGGGATGAATCCGTCACAGTACCAACGGATGAACCACCTTCTATCGAGACCAAGGAGACGTTTGTTCCAGTGCCGTTTTTTGAATGGCGTCCAGTTGACAAAGTTCTTGTAGACCCGCAACTCGCAGTAAGTGATATCCGTAAAGCCGGATGGGTCATCGATGTCCGATACATGGATTATTACCAAATAAAAGATATTCTTACTGCCGTGCGTAACGCCCGAAAAGACGGCGAAGATGGCGATGCTATCCTCGGCTGGAAAGATATCAGCGATGAAGTCTTGAAAACTTTCTGGGCTACGAGTAACCAGCAGGCCCAACTTTTGGAAACAGAGCAGGCTAGTTACATCGAGGGCGTCGTTCACCACGCAATGAAAGTCAACATGCGAGTAAGCCCTGACCCCCTGCGGACGAAACTGGAAGTGATGGAGTACGTAGACAATGGCCGCAAAATCGTGGTGCTCAATCAGCGCACTGTGCTCTACAGCGGCAAGAACGAATTCAACCAGATCAATTTCCTGTCATCCAATTGGTGGAATCGTCCGAAAGCATTCTATGGCATGGGTCTTGGACTCATTGTAGGCCAGAACCAGCGGGTTGATCAAGGAACGATTAACGCCATCCTGAAAATTCTCAGTTTCGGCGCAAACCCAATTTACCTGCGGCATCGCGACGATAGTGCTCCGACCCAGATGATTCGAACCGGCCTCGGCAAAATTCTGACTGTCGGTGACACTGAGAAATCATATCGCCTGATGGAAACGCCTAAGGTGCCTAATGACATCTGGAATGCTCTGAAGGAATCAGAGCAGGCTACAGAGTCGAGTTCCGGCGCAGATCAACAGTTAGTGCAAGGCAGTTCGGCGGGCCCAAGGTCTTCTATGGGCAGGACCGCAGGCGGAGCGAATATCCTCGCGGGTGCGAGCGCAACACGACTTGACGGCCCGCTCGACAATTTCATTGAACAAGTATTCAAACCCTTCCTCGGTGTGCTTGACTGGATGGTCTTTAATATCATGTCGGATGCCGCGATTCTCGCGGTGCTCGGCAAAGAGAAGGGCGATGCGTATGTCAAAGACCTTGACATGCAAGAGTTCCATGACGCCCAGATCAAGTATGAAGTTCTCGCGGGCGCGTCACTTTCGGCTAAGCGCACTATGGCTCAGTCGATGGTTATGTTGACCCAGATTCTCCAGAACCCGCAGATTCAAGATAGTCTCGCGGAGATCAATGAAGAGTACATTGATTTCAAACCAATCCTTCGCATGTGGTTGGAAGCATCCGAATGGAAAAATGAGAACGACATTATCAAACCGTTGACACCGGCGATGAAGGCAAAGCGCGCTGCTAACTCGAAAGCCGCCCTTATGCAGCAACAGCAGCAAGCTGCAGCGGGCAAGAGTCAACAGCAATTCGAACAAAAGTCACAACTAGAAAATCAGCAATCAGACAATCGCATCAAGCGTGATCTGGTTGTCGCCTCAGCAAAGGCGAACGGATTGGAAGAAGCAACCGAGGGCATGCCGAGTACGGGTGGGCTTGAGGGAATGCAACCGTCTGTGGTATAGATTAGGTTTGGGGTGTTAGTCTTTTGATAGCGTCACCCCATCGTTGAGATACGCGATTATCTCTGAGATGACAATCGTACGTAGGTCACTCAAAATCATTCGCGGGTTGCCGGGGCTTCCCTCAGACGTGAAAATCAGCCCCTACATTTTTAGGAGGAGTATGATTGACCCAAAAGACACCGTGCAGCTTTCGAGTATGGCGATGCCCGACTTCAAACTAAGCGAAGATCAGCGGGCCATATTGAGTGCATATGCGCAGACAGAAGGGTTTGATCTGACCCAGAAGTTAATGCTCAATGCCATAAGGGACTTCAATCATAATTTGATGAACACACCTTCGACAAAACCTGAGGAGATTTTGGCTAAGCATGCGGCGGCACAAACCGCCACGCTGTTCTATCAAGAGTTCATGGTTCGCCTCAGTGACGAGTTGAACCTGCACAAGTACAATGCAATGCGGTTGGGCACGATGGACAACCCAGAAGTATCCGAAGTAGCACAAGACTTTCAATAATTGATAGAGGAGGAAATCATGAGTCAATCAAGCCTTTCGGCAGTTGCATGCATTGATGACAAAGAAGTAGATCAAATAACGATTACTGTAAGGCTTAGAGAGGGACTTGATGAACGCCCTAGCTCTACAGTGATTGAGAGGGTAACTGCAAAATGGTTAGCTGACAGTGCTTTCAGTTGGATAAAGCATTGTATCGATACTAACCAAAAGACTTTGTAATAACTAGGAGGAGTATGTCTGAACCAAAGGAACTTTCTTTAGAAGAACTGCGAGCAATCGAGGAGATGCCCGCGGATGAGTATCGGCAGAAGTTGTCAGACCCTGAATTCCGTGCGCGTGTGAATCGCGTGCCCGCAGCACCGGTGGCCGCAGTGGATGGCCCGCCTGTGGAAGAATTGCCGGTCGTTGAATCGGTCGTGCCGATAGGGACGCCAGTATTGACGGAGCCTGTTGCCGCCGATGGGCCGATTAAGTTCATCCGTCGGCAAGCAAGTTATCAAGTACAAAACGACTGATGAACTGCGCGAGAAGCTGACAGAGCAGAATGTCCTGCTCCAACGCAAGTTGCGCGAAGTCACCCGTAAGCAGAAACTTGGTATCGCGGATGA